GAAACATTGATAGCAAAGGCTGAGTTGGAAGCACGTTGGACCTTCAATATACCTAGTCTGACTACTCGTGTTGAGGGTGTCAGTGGTGGTCAGCTTATCGAAGTGGGTGCCAGACCCAACACAGGTAAGACATCATTCCACGCCAGCTTGATTGCTGCACCGGGCGGCTTTGCACATCAAGGTGCCAATTGCATCATATTGTGTAACGAGGAACCTACACACCGTGTTGGCGCACGTTATCTGACTGCAGCATCTGGTATGTCTGCTCGTGAGGTAAGGGACAACATGGGTAAGGCCAAAGCACTCTACGAGCCTGTGATGAACAACATCAAGATTAAAGAAGCAGGTGGTCGTGACATGGCATGGGTAGAGTCGGTGTGTAAATCATATCAACCAGACATACTTGTGCTTGACATGGGTGACAAGTTCCAAACTGGTGGTAGCTTTGCTAGACAAGATGAGGCATTGAAGGCTTGCGCAATATATGCTAGGCAGATTGCCAAGACATATGACTGTGCAGTGTTTTACATGTCTCAGCTAAGTGCTGATGCTGAAGGTAGAGCAGAACTAAATCAGTCTATGATGGAAGGCTCACGCACAGGTAAAGCTGCAGAAGCAGATTTGATGATGCTAATTGGTAAAAGCCCCACAAAGGTAGAGGGAGAAGAAGAGGATAGTCCAGTTAGACATTTAAATCTTGCCAAGAACAAGTTGAATGGTTGGCATGGTAGATTTGACATTAACTTAGATTACAAGACAGCGAGGTACTACGGATGAAACTAACACTTGACGTAGAGAACACTGTCACCAAGCGTGACGGTAAGATGCACCTTGACCCGTTTGAGCCAGAGAACTCACTGACTATGGTTGGCGTGTTGACTGACCAAGGTATGGAGCAACACTTTCCTTTTGACCACGCTGACGTTCCTAACCAGCCGGACTACTACGAGCGTGTACAATGGTATCTTGACCAAGCTACGGTCATCATCTGCCACAACGCTGCCCACGATTTGCTGTGGCTGTGGGAGTCTGGCTTTACATACGATGGCCCCGTTTTTGATACAATGCTTGCTGAGTATGTGCTACAGCGTGGTATCAAAGAGCCACTATCTCTTGAGGCATGTGCAGAGCGTTACGAACTGGACACCAAGAAGCAAGACACTCTCAAAGAATATTTCGCAAAGGGCTACACCACCCGTGACATACCCTACAATGAGTTATGTGAATACCTATCCGCTGACCTTCATGCCACACAGCAATTGTCTGACAAGCTGATGTATCGTTTGAACACACCAGCAGACAGCGGCCTACGTGGTACAGTAGACCTGACTAATCAGGTAGCTGTGTGCCTATCACGTATCTATCAGCGTGGGTTCAAGGTTGACTTGTCTGTATTGGAGCAGGTTCGTATAGAATTTCAGCAAGAGAAGGAACAACTACAAAAAGATTTACAAGAGCATGTTCGCAAGCTGATGGGTGACACACCTATCAATCTGAACAGCCCAGAGCAATTGTCTTGGGTGGTTTATAGTCGTAAAGTAAAAGACAAACAATATTGGGGTAACGCTATTGACCCCTATATGAATGATACAGACTTTCGCAGTATGATTGCTGGCGGCACGGACAAAATGTATAAGACTGTAGCAGAGCAATGCGGTGCATGTAATGGTACTGGTTATATAAGAAAGGTAAAGAAGAATGGTGAATTGTTTGCGAAACCTAATCGTTGTACTGTTTGTGATACTGCTGGTTATACTTTATCACCAACCCCTAAATTAGCAGGACTAAAATTCAAACCTATATCTGCTAAGTGGGCAAGTGCTAATGGATTTAGTACAAGCAAGCAAAACCTAGAATTGCTAGAGACAGCAGCTAAACAACGTGGTATGTCAGATGCTGTAGACTTCTTATATAAAGTGCGTAGGCTAAGTGCTGTCGATACTTATCTATCGTCTTTTGTAGAAGGCATACAAACTCATACCAAACAAGATGGTAAGCTGCACGTGCGTTTGCTTCAGCATCGCACAGCTACTGGTAGGTTCAGTGGTGCAGACCCTAACATGCAGAACATGCCTCGTGGCGGCACGTTTCCTGTAAAGAAAGTATTTGTGTCACGATTTGCTGGTGGCAAGATTATGGAAGCTGACTTTGCACAGTTGGAGTTTCGTGCTGCCGCCTATCTATCACAAGATGGAGTTGCTATTGAAGAAGTATCTACTGGATTTGATGTACACTCATACACCGCTAAAGTTATTACCGATGCTGGTCAGCCTACGAATAGACAGGATGCGAAAGCGCACACCTTTGCACCGTTATATGGCGCAACGGGTTACGGTAGAACCAAGGCAGAAGCAGAGTATTACACCCACTTCACAGACAAATACCAAGGGGTCGCCGCTTGGCATTCCCGACTGGCTAAAGAAGCTATAGCCACTAAAAAAATAACTACGCCCAGCGGTCGTGAGTTTGCGTTTCCTGATGTGATACGTAAACACACCGGGCGTGTGTCTCACTTTACACAGATTAAGAATTATCCTGTGCAATCTTTTGCTACAGCAGACATAGTGCCAATAGCATTATTATACATAGATGGGTTGCTAAAGGGTATGAAATCTTGTATAGTGAACTCAGTGCATGATAGTATAGTAATTGACATTCATCCTGATGAAGAAGCACAGGTTATCAATGCTATAAACGAAACTAATAATGCACTACCTTATCTTATTACCCAACGCTGGGGTGTTGAGTTCAATGTGCCTTTATTATTAGAGGCAAAAATTGGTCCTAATTGGCTTGACACCAAGGACGTAACCTGATATAACTATGCATCTTACAACTGAAAAGGAGTTAATTGTAATGAATGATATAACAACGATTGATACGAATAACTATGCAGATATGGCGAAAGCTATGGGTATAGCAAATGAAGTTGCTACACAAAAGAAGCAGGGCATTTTCCTTGCACGTTTGCGCATCAACCACTCACCAATTTTAGGTAGCGATACCATCAAAGTAAAAGGTGGTACGTATAAGTTAGAAGTACCAGATGGTCCTACATATTATGCTGAGTCAGCAGTCATGCGGCCTTTTTTACAACGCTTCATGTATAAGAAGTTTGTAATGGGTACGGCAGGTAAACCTAATCGTTATGTTAAGACTGTTATGGCAGATACGCTTAACATGGACTTAAAAGACAATGATGGTGGCTTTAACTGTGGTAAACCTTCTGGTTGGATTGAAGACTTTAATGCATTGCCCGATGCTACAAAAGAATTGATTCGTTCTATCAAGCGTGTACGTGTAGTTCTTGGTAACATAGAATTAAAAAACCCAAAGGATGCTGACGGTAATGATGTTGAATTAGGTGTCACCCCATTCATCTGGGAAGTAGAAAACCGTGATGCATTTAAAACTGTAGGTGAAGTATTCACATCGCTCGCAAAACAAAAGCGACTTCCTGTACAGCATAATGTAACCCTGAACACTCAGGAGCGTAAGCTGCCTAATGGAAATAGTTTTTACTTACCAGTAACTACTCTGGATACATCATCCACTGTCGAACTTACTAAGGATGACCAGTCAAAGTTTTCAGAGTTCATCGCTTGGGTAACAAACTACAACGAGTATATCATCAACGCTTACTCAGAAAAAAACGTAAGTAAAAATGATATGGAACTTGATGAACTAGACATTGATGATGTAGTCGATGTAGAGTTTGAAGAAGAGGTAGCATAATGCACCATCCTGCTGAACTGGCACTGCATCAGTATCTTGAGAATGCCGTAACAGGCAAGTCAAGTATGTCACAACAGACAATCAGACAGATTGGTTATGATGTGATGGCTGCTGCAGCACGTCAGTTCGGTGGGGGTAACAAGCGTGACAAGTTTGGTCTGCGTATGTCAAACGTAGGTAGGCCAACTTGCCAACTCTGGTATGATAAGAACAAGCCAGAGGTAGCGTTACCCCTTCCGACAACCTTCGTAATGAACATGATGCTGGGAGACATTGTGGAAGCAGTGTTCAAAGGCATCCTAAAAGAAGCAGGAGTTAAGTATGAAGACACGGATAAAGTTTCTCTTGACCTTGGTGACGATAGCGTTTCTGGTTCTTATGACCTCATCCTTGATGGTGCAGTTGATGATATTAAATCAGCTTCAGACTGGTCATATAGAAACAAGTTTGAATCCTACGACACTCTTGCCAGCGGTGATGGCTTCGGGTATGTGGCTCAGTTAGCTGGCTATGCTAAAGCTGCAGACAAGAAGGCAGGTGGCTGGTGGGTAGTGAACAAAGCCAATGGTCAGTTCAAGTATGTACCAGCTACAGGACTGGACATAGATACTGAGGTGTCTAAGATTAAAGCTACCGTAGATAAAGTAAAGGAGAACAAATTTGAACGGTGTTTTGAACCAGTGCCTGAGACTTTTCGTGGCAAGCCCACAGGTAATAAAGTCCTTAATGACGGATGCAGATTTTGTAACTACCGTCACGATTGTTGGGATAGTCTTACTGAGCGTCCATCTGTAAAGTCACAGGCAAAGAACCCACCTACAGTAAGTTACATAGGTGAAGTCATTGCCTAACGCAAAACAATTTAGAGCAGCACGAAAGTACGGCTATCGTAGCGGTCTGGAACTCAAGGTATCAGACTATCTCACAGAACTTAACGTAGAGTTCTTGTATGAACAGGTTAAGATTGAGTGGGAAGACCTTGCATACAGAACCTACACACCAGACTTCGTGCTGTCCAACGGCATCATCATTGAAACAAAAGGTATGTTCACCGCAGCAGATAGACGCAAGCATCTGGCTATTAAAAAGCAGCATCCCAAATTGGATATACGCTTTGTGTTTGAAAGCAGCAGACGCAAACTACGTAAGGGTGCTAAGTCTACCTACGGTGAATGGTGTATCAAGTACGGCTTCAGATACTACGACAGGATTATTCCTGAAGATTGGTTGAAGGAAAAGGGCAAGAACAAGCATCCAAAGTTTATTAAGTTTAAAGATGCTAAAATAAAAAGGAGATACAAATGAATCCTGAATCATTTTACATAGAATTAAAACCGGGCTTAGATAAAGAAAATTCTTGGACAGGTGAACTAGAAGTCAATATTGTTAGGGATAAACAAAATCCTATGGATAAACAAAGTATGTTACATCTTGCTCATCTAACAAATTTAGTAGCTTGTTGCGTGGCCTATATGGATGAAAATCCTTTATTTCTTGACGCTATAGAAGAATATATGCTTGACACCACAGATAAAATAGAGGACATTGAAGAGAATGTAGCGCACGTAGAATACACAGATACTAACGTAGTTAAACTTTCTTTCGGGAGTAAAACAAAGGGAAACGCATGAGTAGACATGAAAACTATATGAAAGCAATGATGCAGCAAGAGGAGTTACGTATGGCACAATCAAAGAAACAAAGGGATAACATTGTTGATATGGTCAACAGTCCACCACACTACAATCAAACAGGCATTGAATGTATTCATGCTATCTCTGCTGCTACTGGTGATGGATACAAGTACTACCTGCAGGGTAACATTATGAAATACCTATGGCGTTTTGATTACAAGGACAAACCCGTGGAAGACTTAGAGAAGGCCAGATGGTATCTGGATAGGTTGATTGAAGAGGTAATGGCAGATGCGAGTTAAGATGTTTATTACCATTGAGGTTGACGAGGAAGAGTATCCCGTCCCTGCTGATGGGCAGGTGGGCGAGGAGTTAGAGGAAAGCATTCAAGAATATTTTTATGATATTGACGGTGCTAACATTAGAAACATTAGAACGATTACGGAGTAAAGAGATGATAAGCAATACACTACCAACAGACTATCAGAACTTCATAGCACTGTCACGCTATGCAAGATGGAAAGAAGATGAGCAACGAAGGGAAACATGGGGTGAAACAGTTACACGATATTTTGATTATATGGCTAATCACTTGGGTAGCTATTGTGGTTACAAGCTACCAGATACACTGAGGGCAGAACTAGAAGAAGCTGTACTCAATCAATCAATCATGCCTAGCATGAGGGCATTGATGACTGCTGGCCCAGCACTAGACCGTTGTCACGTAGGCGGATACAACTGTTCGTATGTACCAGTGGATAGCCCACGTGCGTTTGATGAGACTATGTACATTCTTATGTGTGGCACAGGTGTAGGCTTCAGTGTAGAACGTCATAACATTGAGAAGCTGCCTACGGTGAATGAAGAGTTTCACGAGACAGACACAGTAATTAAGGTAGGCGATAGCAGACCCGGTTGGGCAAAGTCACTGAAGGAACTTATCTTTATGTTATACGCTGGACAAGTTCCAAAGTTTGATGTGAGTGAGGTTCGTCCTGCAGGTGCAAGGCTCAAGACATTTGGTGGTCGTGCATC